AACACCATTTACACCATCAATAGCAATTTGTCCAGTTGTTCCAGTTGATGTTTTTGATGCTGGAAAGCCTGACTTATAAGCAATACCTGTTGCTGAAATTGGATCTTGGTTTGTCCATTGTCCAGTCACTGTATTGTAAACAATTAGTTGTTGATTTGTTGGTGTTCCAGTAATTGTTACATCAGACAGTCCGTTTAAATCTGTTGGAATTCCTGCTTCTGACTTTGTTTTATTTTTCCACAAACCTGAAGCGGTATCAAAAGCAAGAACTTCATTATCTGTAAGTGAGCCATTAGATTCAATCAATACAGTATGAAGTTCGTTTAACTCAAAGCCATTTTGAATATGAACAAATATTTCTCCAGTATTTGCATTAGATCTAGTAACTACACCAATAAAAACTAAGTGTGCTGGCGCAACTGGCTTATTTGCTAAACCATAAATTAAATTACCATTTATTCCAAGCCATACTGGATCTCCAGCAACTGCTGATGAAGTATCTATATTTGTTAACAATCCTTCTGTGATAACATAACCAATTCCATTATTAGCAAGATCAACTGAAATTAAACCTAAAGTTTTTGATGATGTTGATTCTGAAACATTTGATGCTTTAGAAACAATCATATTAGTTCCGTCTGCAGAACTTATATATACCGCTTGACCTTTAGTTAGTGCTTCTCCAGCCTTTACTTCATGAGACACAACTGCGGTTGTTCCAGATATTCCTGGTTCTCCTTGTGGTCCTTGTGGACCAGTTTCTCCTTGAATACCTTGTAATCCTTGTGGGCCTGTTTCACCCTGAATGCCTTGTGGACCAACAAATGAATACGGAAGCCAATATGCTGGATCTGTTCCAGGAACTATTGCATCATTATTATTTTGGCATTGCCAGTATTGTCCATTATAATAAACAATTTCTCCAATAGTATATTGATTTTCTAATGTTCTTCTTGAATCATATAGAAATCCTGGAAAACCAATTTCTCCCTGTATTCCCTGCTCACCCTGAACTCCTTGTATACCCTGCTCTCCCTGAATACCTTGTTCACCCTGAATTCCTTGTGGACCTTGTGGGCCAACTATTTGACCAACATTATTCCAAATAGATCCGTCCCAAACATAAAGATCGCCATTGTCTTGATTAATATAGGAATCGCCAACGCTGTTTTCAGAAGTTGGCAAAAATGACTCATCTAAAACAGAACCTTTTAATGAAACAGATGTTCCTTGTGCTCCTGCAGGACCTTGCTCACCCTGTATGCCCTGCTCTCCTTGTGGTCCCTGTATACCTTGTTCACCTTGAATACCTTGTATTCCCTGTTCTCCTTGTAATCCTTGTGGACCTTGAATACCTTGTTCGCCTTGTGGCCCCTGTTCTCCTTGTGCACCATCTAATCCAATAGTTCCATCTGCACCTTTTGCAGCAATTAAATCAAAGTTAGAATCTAAGTCAGGAGTAACTCCAAGAGTTGTAATTCCAGTTGCATAATAAAGTTGTCCGTCATGTGTTACTAGATCGCCTTCAGCATATGTAGCATTTGATTGCCATGCACCGTTATAACTCCATAGCGCATCAGCACCTGCTGGTCCCTGTAAACCTGTTTCTCCCTGTGGCCCCTGTGGTCCTGTTGCACCTGGATTGCCTTGCTGTCCTTCTGCGCCTGGCATTGGAACAATTTTAATAACTGCCATTATAAAGTCCCTCCTGGTGTAACATCACCTAAAACATAAATGGTTCCAATAACTGGAGTCCAAACTGTATCTTCTATTTCATTGTTAATAATTACTTGTAAATCAAAAGGTAACTCAGCAACATTTGCTGCATATCGTATACCCCAATTTTTAGTAACTGAGGGATAGGCTGTAATATCTACATATCCATTTCCTGGTTCGCAATCTAATGCGTCTAATACATCTCCAGATTGGTCATAAGCAGTTGCCCTATAAATCCATCCCTCAGTATCGTAGTAAGTAACTTCATCATCTTCGTAAAATTCCACTCTTAAAGTTGCAGTATCTCCACGTACGACTCGCCATTGTATATTTGCTGGATCAGCACCAAATTTTTCAGGAGCACAGAGATTTGCCATAATAGAAAGATTATACCATGAAATATAGACTCGCCCCAAGGTTGGTGGGTATGAGAGACGAACCATTGGGGCAAGCAATTAAAAGTATATCATATAGTACAAAACGGACAATTGGTATAAATAGATTTTAAGTAGAAAAATCTTTATGGTATAGTGTTAATAAGGGTTTGTGGGGGCTTTGCACTGAGAGATAATACTCACTTCTCAACATCAGATTGCGGTATAAAAATCTATGGGGGGAGGGGGGGCTTTCCCTAAAAGATAATACTTATATAATATATATAATATATAGACTATTTATTAGCCATAAAATCTAAGAGAATTTCGTACATTCTATCAAGTTTCTTTCTCATATCATCCTGTTCTTTTTCTTCACGAATCATATGATCTTTAAGAACTGCAACATCTTTCTCTAAACGATTAACAGCATCTTTCAAACTAGATCCACCATTTGGCTTAAGTTCGGCACGAATATCATTAAAGTAGTGTTTTACGAGCCACTTGATTCCACCAGCAACTAATGCTACAATTGATAGAACTGTAAGAATTAAGCCTGTCCATTCTTGTACTGACATGATGGAAAAATTATAACACGGAGTTTTAACAAAATGAAAACTGAAATACTAAATACGCTAGAGTATTCTAAAAATTTAATAATTTCCCCAGATATGGATGGTTTTCTTTCGGCGCAGTTATTAAATCGTTATAATGGGTCTAAAGTCGTCGGCACATACGATAAGAACATCCTATGTCTTTCTAGCGATGTTAGTCCTAGGGATTGCTTGTTCGTTGACTGCGACATAAATCACCCCGATTATGTTTCTATTGGAAATCATATGCGTTTATTAAATGATAATATGTCGGCGAAAAGTTTTAACCCCAATATTCATTTCGGTATAACTAAGTACAGCGACAAATTTCCATTCGCAACGGCATATTTGATTGCGTTCGCAACGGAGGATGAAACATCGGCGACAGAAATGATACGCATGGCATACGCTGATTCAACTCTAAAGAATATGGAAAATTACAGCGATAACATGCGAACATGGTCTGATAGGATGAAATGTCCTTCTGTGGATTATGTCATTCGTAACTCAGATATTGCCAAATATGCGGATGACACATTTCGAGCGGTATACCCAAATCAATCCTTTACATCCAAGAGATATGGCAAAGAACGTTATATACAAACCCTTAATGATGCATTTGTCCAAGAAAATGTTTCACATGAAACCCTTATTAAGGGATATAAATATAGTTCGGATAAAATTGGTTTGACGACCATGAAAAAATATATGTGTGATATTTTCTCATATGCTGAAATATATGGTGGAGAGTATTCGGTTACTTATTATGATAAAATGGAATGGTGAGAGACGATGTTAGGTTTACTGATTTGTTTGATCCTTCTCAGCCAAGAAGTGATAGGGCGTTAATTGAGTACCGCCTTGAAATATGCAATTCTTGTGAATGGTTCAATCGTCGTATGGTAAAATGTAAAAAGTGTGGTTGTTTCATGAAATTGAAGTCAACCTTAAAACAAGCAAAATGTCCAATAGGAAAGTGGTGAAATATGAATAAGGAAGAAGTACTAAAGATCATGTTAGATAGCATTAATTCTGATAATAGAGAACTATGCTTGAGAAATGGTATGAGTGAGGAACAGGCTAATTCACAAATTGAACAAAGTCAGCCTTCACTTGCATTTATGATGGATAATATGATTAATAAACTAGTTGAGGCTGGAGTTAAGTTTTAATCTATAGGCTTTGACCTATGAGGCGTCTCACAGGTACATTCAGCACAACAGGTTACTGGTTTTTCAGTTATGTATCTTTCATCTGATACATACTGAGTTTCTTCTACTACTCCTACTGGTGCTGATTTATGAGGATCTGTGCAAGTGCATTCAGCGCAACAGTTTACAATTATTTGATTTTCTGACATAGTGTCATTATATACCAGTTTTTAATAGAAAACACTCTAGAAATACTATACATTTTTGTAAGTACTACTAGAGTGTTTTAAATGTTATGCAAATGAAATTGTATTAGATATTTCAGATGCGTCATTTGGAGCAAGAAGATTGTCATTAACTGGGTTAACTATTGATCGTCTTCCCATAATTAATTCTTCAATGTTTTGGCAAACAACGGTCCATTCTTCTTCAAATATCTTCTTAGAACGACCCATACCAATACCAATCTTCTTTCCTGACTCTTCTGCCATTTTTTTAACAGTTGCTTCAGAATCCCAGTTTAGAACTGTGCATTGGAAATGCTTGTCAACGTATCCGTCTTTGTCTACTAGATACTTTTCAAAGTTACCGCCCATCCATTCTCCATTATAGAAACCGAGATTTAACCAGTATGAGTGGTACTTATCTTTATACATTTCGTCATAATTAAAACCAGCATTTATTAATTTAGTCTTTGCTGTATTTTGATGTGCTCTAATCTGTAAATATAGTTCGTGTGGCTCACCAAAAGGTTGTCCTAGTCCATTGTGTCCTGGCTCAACTCCTAGTTGTTGGCTAACTCCCTCACCTGGAATCGAAGAAACCATTTGTGAAAATTGGAATGTTGTTCCATAAACATCTTTGCCATAGTTTGCAGAGTCTGCTCCGCAAGTAATACCTTCTGACCATTTGCCATGTGTAATTCCTGGACCACAGTAATCATTGGTTGGGATAGCAACTACTTGGAAGTGCTCTCCACCGTACTTATCTTGTAGCCATTGTAAAACTTCCATTTGATTTGCGTTTCCGCATCCAACAGTTGTGTTTACAATTAAAGTTGCTTTGCCTCTAAATTGTTCAAGAAAGTTAGACTGCCCGTCAGCAGAATCTAATGCGATATCGTAAATAGATTTTAGTGTCATATATGACCCCCTTGAGGCAATTATACGACAGGTTTTTAATTTTTACAAGAACAGTTACTACAGCATTCATCTTTGAAAAGTTTTAGTGCTAGACCATCATTTTCTGGTCTGCCCAAATCTTCCCAGAACTTTTCTCTGCCCATATTGTCAGTTTCTGAAATTTTTTGTGATTCTGTCATATAGATGTCCACCCCTGTGACTCTGCCTTACCTGATGATATCCACTCTCTATGTAACTGATGCTGAAAGTTCCAGTCGGTTTCATGTGTATACCGTCCACAATCTGGACAAACCTCTGATCCAACATCTTCATAAATGTGTCTACACTTTTTTCTAGATCCACCTACATTAGGATCCATCATATGTTCTGCTATACGAAGCCCATCTGGATAGATGTTGTGAACTACCCCGTTTTTGGTGTCTGGACCAACAATGACCTTCATGTATTTCATTATACCTCAAATCTGAAAAATTTTTTAAAAACCCATTTTCATAAAAATCTGAATTTTTTGCTAAAATGCATGATACATGAATTATAGAAAAATAACATAAAAAAATAGTGAGCACATAATGAAGGATCAAAGTTATCTACTCACTACTGGGGCAAGTCTTTATTCTGAGGGTGCCGCCTCTTTTTGTCCTAATAACCACGCATTGTGTATTCCAATAAGTGGGACATCTATTCCAACCGCAATACCTTTTGGCAATTTAGCAGGAAAGAAAGCAATAAAATCTTCTACTGCTTTTTTATTGTAGAATGGAATCGTTTTAGATTCTCCGTTAGTTGTTGTTAGTTTTACTGGTATCATTTGTATTTTCTCCTAATTGTATTCTATCATGTGGATAATGTGAGCGGTCATAGTTTCCTAATGTCCCGCCATTTTCTAGGTGTGCCTTTCTGCGTAGTTGTTCCTCTGAATAACTCATACACACTCGCAAGGCTCTACTGCGTAATCATTTTCATCACCAATAAAAATAACTCCCTGCCCATAGCAAGATGAGCAATCTATAATCTGAACTGCGTTTATCATTTCTTATCCTTTCGTTTCTGTAATCTTAGCATGAGGCACTGACAAGGTCTAGCCTTGCCAATGTTGAGAGTTATCACCCTCATCTACTCTAACGGATTCGATAGTGTAGCCCCAACGGACTAGGCTATCTAGCAAGTCATTTATTTGATACTCGCTAACCATGAGGCGATTGATAACCTCTACTAATGTGCCGTTTTTTTCGGCTGTATAACTTAAAGTTTTCATTTTCTAATCCTTTCTAAAATTAGTGCTTAGAGCAATCGTGAGTTTTGTAAACTTGAAAACCCCATACTGGGCAGGTGATGTAGTCATTTGGATTGACTATCATGTAGTCATTTCTTGATTCGAAAATTGTGTTCATTTTCTTATCCTTTCTTTATTTTCTAATACTGGAAGTATAACAGAGGGGACTGACATTTTGCCCTGTTTTTCGGGCGTGTCGTCCATCAATTTTTGTGAGTTGCCTCACACTCTGGAGCACACTTAGCAGGGAGGGAGAATAGGTATCTCAAAAGAGCCTTTCTCTCAGATAGTGAGATTTCAGGGTGATAAGCCTGAACGCCCCCATGCTGATACTCATAAACGATTTTTTCTAGTGTTTTATTTGATAACATAACTATATATCCTTTCTAAAAATACAAGAGTATCCTATCATAGAAATCTCAAAAAGTCAAGTCCTAACACGGCGTGTCGTATGTGAATTGGGTCACATTTTCTACCTCGCTGCGACACGCCCGACAGCGTCGGCTAATGTCCGTTTTGTACCTTTTGTTACGTGTGGCTTACGTCACATGTGATGTACCTCACAAAGTCCCAAATGTCCGTTTTATACCCTCAAAAATGTCAGACCCCCCTGCTAGAATACTCGTATTAGATAGAAAAAAGAAAGGTGGTCTAAAATGACTACACTAAATAGAAATGAAGTTGTAGATTTGTTAATTGAAATGGATTTCTGCATAACAGATAAAATCTGCGTATTTTGCTCATCACTAACAGACGGCTGGAACGCTATCTGCTACTCATGTCGTGACTATAAAGGAATGATGAACATTGTTGAAGCCGTAGAATACTACGGAACAGATGTTCTCCCTAACTAAGAAAGGTTAAACTAAAAATGTCTATTGAAATTTTTGAAATGAATTCTAATGGTGCTGGTTGGGTATCACTATAAAATGCTTCTGCTGATACTAAACTAGATTTAGAATTAGCAATACTAACAAAAGCAGAAATGAAAATGCTTTGTTTCAAATGTCATGTTGAAATTCCTCGTGGAAATGTTTGTGTTAATCACAAAGATGTTCGTGGTGCAATTTATTTTGACTAAATAATTTTTGCGTGTTGATCTTGACAACATTGCAAAAATTTGCCGACCCCCGTACTCGGGCGTGTCGTGTTACGTAGAATGTGATTTTTCCCACAAAAATAATTTAAAAAATGTCCGATTTATCCGCATTTTGGATTTGATTTTGTCAGATAAAAATGCTAAACTTACAGGGTAAGAAAATGAAAGAAGGTAAAAAATGAGTGCTAATTTATACTCAATCCCAAGCCTATTAGTAGGCAAAACTTATCGTTCCAATTCTCTTGTTGGAGAAATTGTAGATGCTGAAAAGCACCCCCATGCCGTATGGTATGCGGATGCTGATGCGTATCTTGTTCGTGTTCGTAGTGAGGGTGGGCGTTATACCTACCGCACAATAGCAGTTAGGAATAATGACTAATGAAATTAGATGAATTCAAGGCCTATATTGAGGCACAGCGCAAAGCGCAACAGTTGACAAACTTAGAGAAAATTGCTACAATTATTAACAACCCAAAAGAAAAGGATAATAACTAATGACTAACTCAACTTATACAGATTTCCCCTTCACAGTAAGCGGAATAAATTTTATTTCACGAGTGTATTCTCACTCAGAAATGCTTGCTCAGATTAACGCATTACCTAAACCAATTTTTGAGCAAATGAATCAGGAAGCGGTTAAAGAAATTATTGGTGACCCTTCGCTACTAACTAGCGACGAATTATTGGCAGAACTAGATAGAATAAATGAAGGTGGCTCTCATGCCTTTATTTTGTTAGGAGATAACAACTAATGACACTTTCAAAAACACATTTCAAGGCTATTGCTTCAATTCTTGCGGATGTAAAAGATGAAATTCATCCGCAGGTCTATGAGGATTTAGTAGAAGGCTTCTCAACTTATTTCGGAACAAAAAACGAATTATTCGACAAAGCAAGATTTGAAAAGGCTTGCGGTGTTGATGAGTTAGGAATTATCGCATGAGCAGATTTCTAACTACACTCGTTCAAATTTTTCTTATCGCTTCTATTTATTACACTATAAAACTTGCGACAAAAGAAAACTGAATTCAAAACATGCGAGGTCTGCGGTAGAATTTTTGTCGCAGATCTAAAATGTTTTGCTTGTGCTGCTAAACAATAGTTCAACTTTCAACTAATTCCGACACGCCCGACAGCGTCGGCCACTTATCCACAGACTTATCCACAGGCTGTTAAGATGTGATTAAAAACACACCCGAATTTTTTCTTAAATTACGGCGTGTCGATTTGATTTTCTAAGATTTTTTTGATAAACTTACAGGGTAAGAAAATGAAAGGAAAATAATGAGAAGTTATTCAATTGTTGATTTGTTAATTGGGCAATATTATCGCCCTACCTCTATGGCTAGAAAGTTTCAAGGCGGAGAAATTAATTTCGCTGAAAAGCGTGATGATGTTTGGGTGGGCACAGACTATCAAGCCTACTCAATTAGATTTAATGGCGATAAATGGGCTACTATTGCGGTTCGTGTGTCTGACTTGTAATTGTCAGACCACTATGATAAGATTTCAGTATTGAAAGAAAGGAAATAAAAATGGATAAATTGGAATACGCACTACGCACTATCGCTAATTGCGATTTGTGTTATGGTCAGGGTTATCAGGGTTGGGCTGTTGGTGAGGACTATGACATGGAGGATTGTATTTGTAATCCTTATGGACTAATCCTTGAAAATGGAGAAGTTATTTTTGATAATGGCTTGCTAAGTGAGCCTGAACTATTCACAACACAGGAGGCTTACTAAAATGGGAAGTAATTTTGCTAATGATTTGGCTTTGGCTGATAATCTAGATATTGAAACACAGATAGGGATACACCTAAAGTCTAATCACTACCCGCCCGTTCCTGACTTCATGATACCAACTTGTATTGAGGCTATTGATGCCGTAAATGACGCAGGACTTTGGCACTTAGAAATACCTCTGCCTGAAGGGGTATTGTATAAAGGTAATTTGACCACCGCACCAGCACACGCTATTATTGAACAACACCACCTAGAGGCTTGGCTTATTGAACGAGAGGAATACTAAAATGGAATACAACTACTCACTAACTATCTCATATGACGGAGAATTGCGCTCAACACTTAGAAGCGCAGACATGCTAGAAATGGTAGACGCTTGGACTAAATGCGTAGATTTTGGGGACGCTAAAGAATACGCAACCTATAATCTTTCAGACCCAACAGGGAAAATGTATACAAAAACTTTTTATCGTAATGGAGAGGTAGCAATTAAATAAATGTCTGATACAATGTTAAACATGGAATTAGTATTCGCTGATCACCTTTTGCCAAATCAATTAGCGGAAGGTGACTTGGTAAAAATTGAAGACCAGTTTGTAACAATAAAAACAATCATGGAAGCAAATAACGGATACCATTTAGTTTGTCTTGATGATTTTGATGATGAAGTTGAAGTGTTTGTTTTAGATGATGACAAAATTGAATGGTATGTTTTTGTAGAATAAAATCCCCTGCAAAAAGCGCCCGACCAATTTGTACCAAATGTCCGATTTACGTAGATTGTTAAGAAACGCCTGATTTGATTTCCTAATATTTTTATGATAAGATTATTTTATGTTTAGAAAAAGCAAAGAGGAATTAAGGCGTATTCAAGAATTACGCAGATCTAACGCTGCCTCTGCCTTGCCAAACAAAAAGGCCTACACTAGACAAAGCAACAAGAAAATGATAGAATTGTCAAAGAAAGAAAAGGATGACCAATGAAATTAAAACGTAGCAATGATAGGAAAGTAGCAAATGCAGTCTCCCCAAATGGAAAAACCCCAACAATTGCCAACACTTTTGGATTACCTAGTGGTAAGGCTTACTCATGTCCTGGTGAGACCTCTGTATGTTCCAAAGTCTGTTATGCAGGAAAACTTGAGAAAGTATATAAAGGAGTAAGGGATACTCTTCTCCATAACTGGAATTTACTAAAAGACGCAGACCATGATACTATGGAAAGTCTTCTGCAAGAAATGATTGATGATTTCAAAAAAGATTGCGATAAGCGTGGAGCAGATAAACTATTCCGTATTCACTGGGACGGGGATTTCTTTAGTGATGAGTACGCATTCGTATGGAAGCATATCGTACTAAATAATCCTGATGTTCAATTCTGGGTATATACTCGTGTGGCCTCTGCAGCCAATATTCTCAAGGGCATGGATAATCTTAGTTTATATTTCTCTGCAGATAGTGAAAATATCAAAACCGCTGTAGAGTTAAAACAAAAGCATGGCATTCGTATGGCATACCTTGCACAAAACTTTGTTGCAGGACAAGAAACCATGAAGCAATTAATTTCTAAGCCTGGAGCAAAGTGTCCTGAAAATGCAAAACGCATTCCACTTATTTCTACTAACGGTAGTGCATGTGTGACATGTGGATTGTGTGTATATAATAAGGCTGATATCGTATTCTCTGCTAGTAAGAAATAGGAGTGCACGTGAAAGTAGAGTACTTATTCCTTCTATGGATCTTATTCTATTTTTTTGTTTCTCAGTAGATCCCGCTGCAAAAAAGTGGTCGGCCCGCAAACCCACAATTTGTCAAGTTACGACCCTGTGATTATGCTCACAAATATTTTTTCCCAAATCGAGCCTCTGAATTGTATTTTTGATATTTTTCTGCTAAACTAATACTAAGACCAAAACAGAAAGGAAAACAAATGACACTAGGCGGATACACTTATCAGGTAGGAGATTTATTCACTACTAGCAAGACAGGTGTTACAGGACGAATTGAAAAGTTTGTTCCACAAAGCAAAAATGTAACTCGTGTAATGCTTCGCTTGGCAAATGGGCAACAGCGATTTGCTATGGTAAAAACTTACTAATCTCAAAATATGAGAAAAATGTCAGAAATGTTTGACATTATTCTACCAAAATGCTAAAATAAATAAATAAGCAAAACCAACTAACAAAGGAGAAAGAAATGGCAGTAGCAACAGCGACTTACAAGGTAGGAGATACCTACACTTCACAAAAGTCAAAGGTAACAGGTGTTATCACAGAAATCAAGCCAAATCAGGACGGAACAAGCGTTCGTGTAAAACTTGATGTCAATGGCTCACCACGCTGGACAACTTGGACAGCAAAGTAATTCCTAATACAGGAAAAGTCCTGAGCATGACTACTAAAACTGCTCACTTGATTTTCTGGCAATAAAATGCTAGAATTGTAAAAACGACCAACGAAAGAAAAGGAAAAAAACAATGGCACGACAAAAGGCTATTAGTGTAAAGATTGCCACGACTAAGGTAATCAAAGCACTAGAAACAAAACTAGCCCAAATCCAAAAGGATAAGGCTAATCAGAAAGTCAATGAGGAGAAGTTCTCAAAGGCTATGGAGAAATACAACAAGGAGATTGCTAAGTTATCACTTGATAAAATCTCTAAGGCAACAGACCTATCTGCTCATACAAGATACAATGGCGACATAAATGTATCCTTCACACTTCCAAAGGGTAGCGTAGAACTACCTACTGAACCTACCAAAGATTTTGATACTTACCATGATTGGCAGTATAAGGAAATGGTAGAGGAAATTGAGAACGCAATTCGTATTCTCAAGATGACAGATGAGGAAGTAGTTTCTACTTCTACTTACAACGCTATCGCAAGATACTTGTAGAGATTGGGAGGGGTGTAAAAGCCCCTCTCATTATCCCCTGCGTTCCACGCTACTTGTAGCAAGAGTCCCCTGGGGATCATAACCAAATAGTCCTGGGCATGACATAGAAAACTGCCCCACCTCTAACTTGACAATTGTCAGACCCCAATGCTAAACTTGGTATTAGAAAGAAAGGAAACCAAAAATGTTAGCAACCGCTATCGCACTACAAGAAGCAACACAAGACGCAGTCCATGATGAAATGATAATGGAAATGGCTGCCGCTATTTATCAAAACAAAGATGCCATGACTGGCGATGAGTTTATTCATGCTATGTATAAGTATTCTGCTATGCTTGCTTCACTTACCGCTTCATTAGCAACAACCGCACTCTTGACAGAATCTCAAATTGATGAGATGATGTCTAGTGTAAATGAATTTGAACAACTTGGAAAGGATATCCTAAATGGAAACTAATACTGTAATTCATGCAACTGAGGAATATTTAAAATCTCAGATTGCACAAAAAGATGAACGCATTCAGCAACTGGAGGAATCACATTCTCGTTTAGCACAACGAGACTACAGTACCGCTGGTGCCCTGCAGGCAATGCGAGACGGTCTACACGAGTGGACCATGGAGAATCTAGAGAGCAATGACATCACAGAGGAGCAGGCCACTGAACTTGCGGACATTGGTGGATTTGAACTAAGTAAAGAAGTTGAAGTTGAAGTTAATGTAACTTACTACATCACTCTTCAATTGCCTCCTGGAGAAGAAGCAGAAGACGTAATTAATGATATTGATTTCGACGCAATCACATATGACATTGATAAAGTTACACATGTTTCTTCATCTGTAGATAATATCGATATCTAAATAAATTTCTGGTTCTCATGAAAGGGACCAGAATGTACGCAGCGCTCTTCTTTCATCCTTTCTTTCAAAGAGCCTGCAAGGGACCTGAGCACGTCCACGTAAACTGCTCCATTGTTTTGCAAAAAAGTGGTCGGCCCGTTTTGTCCTGAAATGTCCGTTTTACGTAGATCGTGGCTTTTTCCCATTTAAGAATTGACTTTGTCACCCCCCTGTGCTAAACTTTAGATAACAAAACAGAAAGGAAGAAAAAATGGCCCATGAATTAGAATCTGCTAATTCTTTTGCATCTTTCCGTGAACCTGCTTGGCATGGTTTAGGAACTGTATTTCAGGAGGAAGTCTCTACTGAAAAAATGTTGGAACTCGCTAACCTTGATGGTTGGAATGTTCGTCTTGAGGATGTCGTAATTCCAGACACTCTCTCATCTGATAAATCTTATCAATATGTTGTGCGTGATAATCCATTCACCGCAAATCAAGTTGATGTTCTAGGCGTTGTTGGTGAGCGTTATGTTCCACTACAAAATGAAGAACTATTCACTTTTGGTGATGCAATTCTTGATGGTGGAGGTCGTTGGGAAACCGCTGGCTCTCTTAAAGGTGGTCGTGTAGTATTTGGCTCTCTTGCTCTTGAGCGTGAGACTGTGCTAGACCCAAATGGTGTTGCTGATGTTGTCAAGACTTATCTTCTTGTTAATACATCACATGATGGTTCTGTTGCTATTCAAGCATCTGTAACCCCTGTTCGTGTTGTATGCGCTAACACTCTTGCTGTTGCACTAGGTCGCACTAGCAAAAAGGGTGGCGTAAAGCAATCATTCAAGATTCGTCACACACAATCTGCTGAAGGTAAAGTTCAACAGGCTCGTGAGGCTCTTGCTGTTGCTAATGCATATATGGACGAATTCTCAAAAATGGCTCAACTCATGATTGAGAAAGAAATCACAGCGCAACAATTCAATGATATTGTTCTTGCTGCGTATCCTAAGCCTGATGAAACCAAAAAGGGTGCATTGTCTAAGTGGACAACTAAGATTGACACTATCAATGACATCTACACAGGTGAATTCAATGGCATGATTGCTGGTTCTGCTTGGGGTGCGTGGAATGCACTAACAGAAAGAATCGATTGGTATCGTGGCGGTAAGCGTGGTCTTACTGAATCAATTCTAATGGGTTCTAGTGGATTTGACCCTGCTATCACAGCAGAAAAAAATCGTTTGCTAAATGTTGTTCGCAACACGCTAGAATTGGTTTAACAATTCAACTCCTGAGCATGAGTAAAAACTGCTCTCTTGACAAAGATCAAAAAAGGTGCCGACCAAAAATATCATAAACTTATTTCATTACGTAGCCGATTAAAAATCTCACAAATTTTATTGATTACGTAGCACTTGCTTTTTCCCCTAGATTTTGGTATGATTTATTTATGACTACAAGAAAGGACCAAAATGCTGGGGTATACAGAAGAACAAGTAGATAAAATGATGACCACATTAAACTATACTATCCATCATCATATGGTTGGACCATTTGCAGATGAAGATAGAGCAGTACTTAGAGATCTAGAGGATTTCTTACAGGGATTAATTGCTGAAGGACGTGTTTGACATACCCTGCCATTTTTGCTAGAATGATACAAAGACCATAAGAAAGGACCAATATGCCAAATTGGGTATATAACTCATTACAAATTGACGGACCTGCAGAAGATATTTCTGCTGTCAAGAAACAACTTAATCAACCATTCCAACGTCAACACGACCAATGGAATCCTGCTACAGGTAAAATGGAATTACAGGACACTGTATATTCAAACCCTGTATTTGCTTTCTGGAATATTATCAAGCCTACTAACTTAGAGGCATATAACAAACAGGCTGACCACACATTGCCTATGGAAGAGCAATTACTATTTAAAGGTGAGAATTGGTATGACTGGAATGTAACTAATTGGGGAACCAAATGGGATGTTGCTGTTTATGATAATGATAAGTATCCTGAAACAGAACTAATGGATGAAGAGGATTGGACTGATAGAACTGCTTATCGTTTCAATACCGCTTGGTCTCCACCTCTACCTGCAATTGCTACCCTATCAGAACAATATCCTAATCTAGAATTTACCTTGTCATACGAGGAAGAGACTGGCTGGGGTGGCGAAGTATTGTTCGTTAATGGTCAAGATACTGTATTAGAAAACTATGAAACCAAATGCAGAGACTGTGACGCATTTAACACAATGGAGTATTGTGAAAATGATTGTGGCGAGATATGTAATTCTTGTCACTATCTAGGCGAGGCAGACTTAGAGTGTGTTGCAGAGTGTGATGAGCACAAGGTATACTTGGACGAAGAACACATACCAGCATATAGATTTGAGGTAGGATAATGAATCTAGAAACATTAATTGAATTCATCAAGATTACTATCATTAGTCTTGAACAAGACTTAGAGGGCTTATATGAGGAAATGGAATCTATGGACCCTGCCTCAAAAGACTTTGCAGACTTAGATATTGAGTACAACTTTATCAGCGGGCAGGCCACTGGTATGAGATACATTCTTAAACAAGCACTAGGAGAAGAATAATGCTGCCTGATTATCTAAAGAATGCAATCAATGCAGGTGCTACAGGATTAGATGTTATGCATGGGCACCTGAAGACATTAATGCTTGACGCAGAGAAACAACTAGAACTAGCACAGGCTGCAGAGGACTTATCTGGAGAGGCTATGGATTCTATGCAGCGGACCTATTGGGAAGGTGTACTAGACGCCCTGGGGGACGTTTATGGCCTTACGTATGAACTATCATTTGCAATAGCAGACAGGGAGGAATAATGGAGATATTGATCATTTTATTTATAATTCTAATGGCACTAGGAGCAGCAACTGGAGGTTTTGGTGGATTCACTAATGAACCTAAGAAGTGGTAATTGGCAGCAGTTGACATTAGAACTAGACCTTGGTATCATTAACACAAACCCTACTACAGAAAGAGACTAAAATGGGAGCACGTTGTAACTTTATCTTTAAACAATCAGAGGACCATGCTGTTGCTTTGTACAGCCACTGGGACGAAGACCATATGTATGAACTCCTGGCCGCTGCCTTGCAGCATGCAATGCCACGTATCGAAATGGGCGACACATCATATGCGACTCGAATGGCTATTAGTTATATCATCAAGGATAGTATCTTGGAAGAGACAGGCTATGGGATATCAGCCATTGACCCGTCAGACCAGGGATTCTTGGACCATCCAATCACAATCGACTTCACAGATGGCACAGTAGGCAGCGGTGAAGATTGGCACAAAATTCAAGATTATATTAATTATCATCTTGTGACGACGGTCACTAAATAAAGGGGACTGGTCATCCCCGTGGGGGCGCAGGTACAGTCACACTTGCGCTCCCCCTTTCTTTTTGATACAATGACAATGGAGGCACTATGAGAAAACACAGACTAACTGACGAGGAACGAGTTGCTATGCGCCTTGCCACTTTAGTATCTGACTTGCGACTTGACATTGAGCAGGTTGGCGAGTATTTGGCGGTAATCGCACCAACAGTATCGTATAATAGACTTATCACAATCGCAGAGAGCGCACAATACCATAAAGAGGAGAAATACAATGAGCAACACCAATACAGACTTTTCTGATAAGTGTAATATTTTGTCAGACCTTTGGCTAAACTATAAAGATGACCCTGAGTTTGAAGACTTTATTGAATACAATGACATTGGTTTGCCACTTGCTTTTTCTATTACTCATGACATTGTTGCCCCTACTGAAATTGCTACGGGATATATAAACGAAGCATGGGATTTATTGTTAGAAGCCATTGGTGCTGAGGACACTGGTTATACTAGTTTGGACGAACTCTTAATGGGATTTGACAGATAGCCACGAAAGTGGTCGGCCCCTTATTTCAGGTATTCAAACCATTACGATCATTATATATTTTTCCCAGAATATTTGATTACGATCCAAACCATATTTTCCACAAACCATAATATACTTTGTTTGTCAAACCAATGTATGTTCTATATAGTGTATTTACTATAGGAGTATTAGGTATCTTTTTTATCCCGCCGCTTTTTGGCGGGGAATAAAGGAGTGTTATAATTAAATTATGAGTCCCCGTCACTTTGCTAGAATGTATCAAAACAAAAATGTACACAGACATGATCAAGAATCTGATTGGGACTCCTTTACGAAAGACATGACGGTTTTAACGGGCATGCTATATACAATTGCCAAAGCGCCTCTTCTTCCGTTCCTACCTGCCTTCTACAAAACGGCGGGGGAATATAAAAAAGATTACGATCAACACTCTAATTCCCCTGAATAGTATATAACAAACCATTGTTTTCTGGTTTTCAAACATTTTAAAACATTTTCCTGGATATAAAAAGATATTACGAAATTATCAGAAATTTCCCAGACTTTTGGCAATTTTTTCTGCATAAAACATTACGAAGATACTTGACAAACCATGGTTTTGCAGATATAATGCCAAACCTTTTATACATGGTTTGACAATATATGGGCATATATGGTATAAGGGTTTGAATGGATATATGGTTTGATGGTTTGACATTACGATCCCCGCCTTAAAAAGCGCTCCATGCTCCACTATCCTCCACTTCACTCCACTTTAACCCTATCTAAAAATATAATCAGTAAGATTTATCTGTGGATAACTTGTGGATAAATAATCTCAAAACCATCATATCCCTGTGGATAACTTTCAAACCAGGGTATATAAAAGCGGGTATAAAAAGATTACGATAGACCCTTTATAGCCCTATTGACCAAACCAATCAACCTTCTCTTGGTTATTTTCTTGGCATTAAATGTCTCCGTATATCCCCCATATGGCATATTATCCTTATTGAGGAAATGTCCGTATTTATCCCTTAGTGTATTTACTACTATAGATTCTACTCTTCTGGCTCCCGCTCGATTTTGAAAATACCAATATGCAACTAATTCCCATCCCTTGGTCTTATGGGCTTTAAACCTTTTACCAGCAATATCTCCTATCCCTACCTTTATGGCATTGTATTGAGGGTGATATATTATATATAGAATGGTGTGATCCATGACTTTATTATACCCTCGCAAATATGGCTTATAATATAAGATATGGCTGTAACATGTAGAAATTTATGGCAAAACTGGCTTTTTGCAGAACCAGATAATCCCAATGTTATTGAATGTAAAAATAGGCTTTCTCAATATTCAAGACAAGATTGGGTAGATATGGCTGCTGAGGCTAAAGCAATAACAGAAATGTTATCTGACCTAGTAGAATATAATGTCCCATATGACAGCCATTTGGCTACCCTAGTTTTTAATGAAATAAAAATACATTTCGATAAATGGTTCTTTGTGATAGATGAGGAATATCTTTTGAGATATGCCAATTTGGCAAAATATGATTACGAATACCGCACATTTTTTGAGCAGTTTCACGTTGGCCTAGGGGACTACCTTTCGGACATGATCAAGCATAATCTTGGATACCCCATTTTTCAGTAAAACCCAGTATAATGGCCATATGCTATCCCACGAATCAAAAGTTAATATTATTGCCGAAATTATTCATGACCATCTTAAGGGCAAACACAAGGACAAGTTGTCCAAAGAACTTGCCGAAGAGATTTTATCTGAATTAGATTCGTATGAATAACTAGGGTGTGTTATAATAAATAAATGGAAAAGACTAAATGCTTTTATTGCGATGAGGATGCTAAATATACTCAGCCAGGGAAAACTACAGGCAAGATTATTGATGTCTGTGAGAAGCATTTTACCTTCAAGCATTGGGGATAGGAGAAATTATGGCAATTGACACTAAGGAATGGTCTAAGGAAACAAAGCAAAAGATCATTATTTCTGCAGCAGTGATTGTTTTAGCCGCCATATTCTTTACACTAATCTAATACTGATAGGTAACTTTGAAATAGGTTGTAAAATATACAACTGTGCATCTACATAGAACCAATTCTTATCAAACCAAGCAGGGCGACTTAGATATTGTTATACATTTTTGTAGCATCTGTGGTTGGCAAAAACAAGAACTATTAAACCATATTGACCTTGTAGGTCAGGAATAGGTTTTACATTTCTATTTTTCGCCGAACTCTAAAGAATGTATTATGCTATAATTAAAAATGAATATGTCCATCGAAGACTCGTCAAGAAACAGTAAGCAGTTTAAAGAACTAGAAGGTCCTGTTGATCTAGTGGTTCATACTAAGTGTCCCGAAAAGTGGCTACTGGTTGATCGAGAAACTGGTCAGGTTTATCAGGGCAGCAGCAACGGCTATTGGGATAGACTAGACCCAGTTAATCGTAATATTTGACAAACACAATCAAGCACGATACAATATATAAATGGAAAAGGTAGTAGTATGTAATCTTTGCGCCAAAGAAATACAAGTTAGGTGGGGCATATTTGCTCATGATACTTTGAATAGACATATGAAGGAGCATAAGTGAAAGGCTATAAATTTCCAGATCCAGATAACGACGGGTATGAAATAGTAATTCCAAATGATGTCATAAAGGATGTTGTTAGGGATTACCTTCAAACAACTTACTACTGGTCTGTTGCAGTTGGATGTTTTCTTATAGGATTGTTGACAGGAGTTTTAATATAATGCCTAAATCAGTTGAATTTAACAAACTAGAAAAACAAACAGTAATAAGTCTTTTCACTGATTGTCCAGAAAAATATTTATTAGTTGACAGAGAGACTGGAAATGTTTTTATTGCAAAAGAAACTGGTGAATGGGAATTAGTGATTAAGGGTCGTGTTTAATATGCACAGACTAATAAATTTAATTTTTTCATGGGAAAAACTTAGACTTGCTATATTTACAGAGGTTGATTTTTATAACTCTATATCACGTACCCTTGCAGATCCAGAGGCTATGAAAACTGCATCAGCAATGTGGTGTGAGCCTGATGGATGGCGTGGATGGACGATTAAAGATGATGGTACATATTATTTCCACGATCTGCCTGAAAAAGGTATAGAAGACATAATCGATATTATTTATTTTGCAGAACACGATTAGAATGGTATAATCTCATTTAGGAGGAATACAATGATCGTACACGAATTTCCAAATAATATCATATACATAGAAAATGCTTTTCCTAATGCAAAAGAATTTATTGAGCAAATAGAACAGCATGAAAATGACCCTGACACTTATTCAGTAGTACCACCTTGGGATGATTGGTACGATAGCATACCTGTGCAAAATAAAGATGGTAAATGGGAAACTATCGAAGACAACTATACTAAAGGAAAACAAAAACTAATAGATTGGGATAAGACTGCAACCAATAATAATAGAATTTGGCCCAGACCAGATTTAAAGTTTGATGATGTTGCACATAAAAAAGTAGAAGAAACTTTAAATTTAATTCATGAGCCATATTTAAAATTATTAGATGTTTGGTATGACAAAACTGGCAATAAAAAACTTGAATGGGTTTCAAAAAATTACCTTCTAAGAAAATATCATATTGGAGGTAAAATAGCGCCACACATTGATAAGAATAGAAAAAATCCAAAAAACACTATGGACTGGTCAGTTCTTTTTTATTTAAATGATGACTACGAAGGCGGAGAATTATATTTTCCAGGTTTAGAAATTGAAATAAAGCCAACTGCAGGAAGTGCTATATTCTTTCCATGTACTGCGGTACATGAGGCAAAGGCACTTATAAGTGGATCAAAATATTATATATTCATGGTTATACATTCCGAATTCAATTACTCTTCTGGGCTAAGAGAAGAGTATCAAGAACTTAATAAGATTATTTTAAAATACAAAGGAATCACGGATCATCCACTATTAGAGTTAGGTGTATCAGAGTTTCCTCAAAAAATTGCACTATCAAAAAATCAGTTACAAACTAATACTACATCATTAAAAGAAACGGAGAAAGAATAATATGTTATGTACTTGTGGTTTTTCTACAAAATATCCTCAGTGTGTTGGAACGCATAAGGTTGTACAGTCTGTTAAAGATAAAATTATTTCTGAAATAGAAAAAATTCCACTTGAAAGCAACGGCTCTCAATTAAACGCCCTTGGAATGAGAATGATTATCATTGATGTCATTAAGAAGGTAAAGGGTGACTAACTGGGTTTGTCCCTGTAATGGCTGTAAGAAGGCACAGAAGGTCATTATAGACCAGATTATTGAAGAGTATAAGTCATGCCCCAATATGGTTGAGACTGATGAAAGATTATACTGTGCAACATGGTGGAGACATGATGACTGTCTTAGATTAATGGAATTATTAAATAAGATTACGAACAAAGATTTATATTCCCTGCCAGAAATTCGGCCAGTAGTTAAAGATGCTCTACAAAAAATAATTAATGATCCCAATACAGCAGAAATCTTAAAAAGACTAGAGGATAATGGAATATGAGTATAACAAAAATAAGTAATATTTTTACTAAAGAAGAATTAGACATATTAGATATGCAATTAGATTATTCGTCAATTCCTCTTGATGATGAAAATAATTATGTAGATCATAAGACTAATGGCGAAGGTATGGGAATTCATGATGAACTTGGCAGACTTCAATTTGGTCATTTAATTAATCTTCCAATTAGCATTGTTAATAAAGTAAGCGATATTGCTAAAAATTTATCAGATCAAAAATTATCAATGAGTCATGCAATTGGTGTAGAATATAACGCTGCCTATGGATCTCCTAATCTACCAGTACATTATGACCACGACACAAATGATTTAATTATTAACTTTCAATTATCATCTAATACAAAATGGGACATTGGAATTGACCTTAAGGTTTACGAGTTAGAAGATAACTCTGCATTAGTGTTTAATGGAAATGAATATACTCATTGGAGACCACGCAAAATTTTTAATCAGGGTGAATTTATTAAGATGATATTTTTTAGATTTTGCTATATAGAAAATAGATCAGATTATTCAAATTTAGATTATGCAATCAATCATGATGTGTTTAAAGAAGTTAATGAATTTAGAGATAGTTTGTCATAAACTTGACACCGCTAATCTTTGTGGTCTATAATTAAAAACATAAGGAGCAGTAGCCAAGTTGGTCAAGGCCCCGAACTCATAATTCGGCTATCGTAGGTTCAAGTCCTACCTGCTCTACTTTGCCCTTGTAGCCCAGTGGTAGAGGCACACGACTTAAAATCGTGACAGCGTTGGTTCGAATCCAACTAAGGGTACGATATAATGGTTTTGGAGGAATGATGATTATACAAATTATAGGATTGCCTGGATCTGGCAAAACTGAATTGGCAAAAGCACTAAAAGAGCGCATAAATGCTATACATCTTAATGCAGATGAGGTAAGGGCTACAGTAAATTCTGATTTAGGATTTAGTCATGAAGACAGAATTGAACAAGCACGTCGTATGGGTGAAATGGCACGACTTATTGCAAGGCAAGGCGTTGCTCCAGTAATTGTTGATTTTGTTTGTCCTACAGAATTAACTCGTGCAGCATTTGGAAAGCCAGATATTTTAATCTACATGGAAACAATTGAAGAAGGTAGATACGAAGATACCAATAAAATGTTTGAGGTGCCATCAAACTTTGATATGGCTTTTATTAGCCATGAGTGGGATGCAAATGAAAAAGCAACAGAGATAATTAAGCAGTTTGATTTACATGATTGGTCTGCACCTACAACCTTAATGCTTGGTAGATATCAACCATGGCACGAGGGGCACCATGCGCTGTATGTTGAAGCGGGAAAGAGAACAGAGCAAGTGCTATTGGGAGTTCGCAATACATATAATACAAGCGAAAAAGATCCTCTTAAGTTTGATCAGGTTAAAGAGTATATTGCTAAAGATGAATTTATGGATGGGGCAATGGTATTAAGATTACCAAATATTACAAATATTGTTTACGGTAGGGATGTAGGATATAAGATTGAACAAGTAGATTTGGGGGCTGAAATACATGCTATTAGTGCTACTGCAAAGCGTAAAGAATTGGGCTTATAAAATATTATTTGATAATAATATTGCAGATAATGAAGTCATGCTCTTTTTTGGAGAAAAAATAGATGAGAGTAACGAAGAGTAGGTCTTTTGCTAAGGCTTGGAGTTATAGAGTCTTTGGCACCTTGACTTCTTTTGTAGTTGTGTATATAATTACTAATGAGGCTGTTTTGGCTACCGCAATTGCATTTTGGGAAACCGTGCTAAAAATAGGAGTTTATTATTGGCATGAAAGAATCTGGGATAGGGTGCAGTGGGGTAGAAAGTGATATACCTCTGTAACTCAGCGGAAGAGTAGCGGACTTCTAATCCGTTTGTCGCAGGTTCGATTCCTGCCAGGGGTGCTAGAATAGTAGTATTGGTCTGTAGTTCAGTTGGTAGAACACTCGACTGTTAATCGAGATGTCGCAGGATCGAGACCTGCCAGACCAGCGATGTAGGCACGGTATGAATGGGAATGGAAGAACATATCGTGTCTACATCCTATGGTCCGTTAGTTCAGTTGGTTAGAACGCTACCCTGTCACGGTAGAGGTCGTCGGTTCAAGTCCGATACGGATCGCTCACCAAATAGGTGAATAATAAATCGAGGAAGGGAGTTCAAATTGAACCCTAGAATAACACTCATTGGTCGTGTTGGCCAAGAGCCAGAGTCTATCGGAAGTGGTATTAGATTCCGTATGGCAACAAATGATAGAATAAAGAATGCTGAAGGTGAATGGGAAGATAGAGATACTTCTTGGTTTACTGTAAAAGCATGGAAAACTTTAGCAGAACACTCAAAAGATAATATTAAAAAAGGAAATGAGATTATTGTTGTAGGTGTAATGCGTGAAGAAAATTGGACAGACAATGAAGGTAAAAAGAGAACATCTTTTGAAGTAGTTGCTGACTCCATTGGAATAACAACAAAAACATTAAATAAATCTAGCGCAATCAGTTCTTCAGGTCCAAATCCATGGACTGCTAATTAAAGTAGGATTGGCTCCATCGTCTATCGGTTAGGACTCCAGATTTTCAATCTGGCAAGACGGGTTCGATTCCCGTTGGGGCTACGAGTTTGCTATAATAGATAAACTACTAGTAGAAAGAAAATATAATGTCAGAAGCAAAGTGCCCATTTACGGGTAACAGTTTAAACAATGAAGGAACATATAATAAAGATTGGTGGCCAAACCAATTAGACTTATCTCCTTTAAGAAAGAATTCACCTAAGTCAGACCCAATGGGCGAAGACTTTGATTATGCTAAAGAGTTTAATAGTCTAGATCTTGACACTCTTAAGGCTGATATTGAGGAAGTTATGACTACCTCGCAAGATTGGTGGCCTGCTGATTATGGCAATTACGGCCCACTATTTATTCGTATGGCATGGCATAGCGCAGGAACATACAGAACAACTGATGGTCGTGGAGGTGCTGGAGAAGGTCTGCATAGATTTGCCCCACAAAACTCATGGCCAGATAATGGTAATTTAGATAAGGCTCGTCGTTTGTTGTGGCCAATCAAACAAAAGTATGGCAAGAAGATTTCATGGGCTGACCTAATGATTCTTGCTGGTAATGTTGCTCTTGAAAACATGGGCTTTAAAACTTTTGGCTTTGGTGGAGGTCGTGCCGATGTTTGGGAAGCAGATGATACTTACTGGGGTACAGAAAAGGAATGGCTTGCAGATAATCGTTATAGCGGTGATCGTGAGTTAGAAAATCCTCTTGCTGCTGTACAGATGGGATTGATTTATGTAAATCCTGAAGGTCCTAATGGTAATCCAGATCCATTATTATCTGCACGAGATATTCGTGAGACATTCGCAAGAATGGCAATGAACGATGAAGAAACTGTTGCTCTTATTGCTGGTGGACATGCGTTTGGTAAGGCACATGGTGCTGGAGACCCCAAGAATGTTGGACCAGAACCAGAAGGTGCGCCAATTGAAGAGCAGGGTCTTGGCTGGAAGAATTCATTTGGAAAAGGTAATGCAGAAGATACTATTACAAGTGGTATCGAAGGTGCATGGACGCCTACACCAACTAAGTGGGATAACTCTTACTTAAAGATTTTATTTAAGTATGATTGGAAGCAGGTAAAGTCTCCTGCTGGTGCAACACAATGGATTCCTACTGATGAATCTGCTGCTAACTTAGTACCAGATGCACATATCGAAGGCAAATTCCATGCCCCAGTAATGACAACTGCAGACTTGGCTCTCAAGTTTGATCCAGAGTATGAAAAGATTTCAAGAAGATTCTTAGAGGACTTTGATTATTTTTCAGATCAATTTGCTCGTGCTTGGTTTAAACTAACACACAGAGATATGGGTCCTATTGCTCGTTATCTCGGTAAAGAAGTTCCTGCAGAAGAACTAATTTGGCAAGATCCAGTTCCAAAGAATGCTAATGTAAACATTGATGTAGAGGCTATCAAGAATGCTGTCAAGTCTTCTGATATTCCTCCATATTTCTTTGTATACACTGCATGGTCCGCTGCCTCTACTTTCCGTAAAACTGATAAACGTGGTGGAGCAAACGGTGCTCGTATCATACTGGAGCCACAAAGAAGTTGGGAATCTAACAACCAGCAATTTATATATCCTGTAATTAATTATTTAGAAACATTACAGAAGGAATATGGAGCATCTTTAGCAGATCTTATTGTTCTTGCTGGATGTGCTGCTATTGAGAAAGCATCTGATAATACAATTACCGTTCCTTTCATTGCAGGAAGAACAGATGCTACTCAAGAGCAAACTGATGCAGAATCATTTAGTGTTCTTGAGCCAATCGCTGATGGCTTCAGAAACTACTTAAAGGATGGAGTTACAACTCCTGCAGAAGTTCTGTTAGTTGAAAAAGCAAATATGCTTAATCTAACTCCAGTTGAGTTAGTTGTATTGCTAAGTGGCATGAAAACTTTAATGATTAATAAGTTAGATAATGGATATCTAAAGAGTTTATTATCTGGACAAATTTCATGGAAGCAGACATCAATCAATAACTTTGAAGGTTATGTGGATGGAGCCTTAATAGGTAATGCAACTCGTGTTGATCTTATTTTTGGATCTAACTCAGAACTTCGTGCTATTGCAGAAGTATACGCCTCTGATGATGCAGGACAAAAGTTTATGAATGACTTTGCTAATGCTTGGCACAAGGTAATGATGCTTGATCGATTTGATGTAAAGGAGAGATAATGAGAAGCGCACTGTTTTATTTGCTACACTCTTCAGCAATTGTTGCTTTAATGATAGGTTCTTATGCCTATGGTTTTAAGCAGGCTGTTAAAGGTGCAAAAGAAACTGCTTTTTCTTTTATAAAGAAGAAGTAATATGGATTGCCTCCTTAACTCAGGGGTAGAGTACCCGCCTTGTAAGCGGGTTGTCGTAGGTTCAAATCCTACAGGAGGCTCAAAATGAATTTAGAGGAATCAATTAAAGATATACTATTTGATATAGGAAAAGAAATAACTATTCATAAATTGCAAGATGGAAACTTAATCTTAGAAATAGATTATGATAAATATACAATTGCATTAATGGAATTATTTAAAAATTATCTGAATGAAAATTAATTTTATTTTGAATATGATCGTATAACTTAACATCTAGTGGAGACATTGATTTTATAAAGTCTTTTTCTTCATCTGTTAAAGACTGATATAAGATTTCCGATCCTTTATTAGGCTCAACTGGAAGAGAATCTATATTTGGATTAATCTTAATCTCTGTTCCAATTTCTTTTGCAAGTTGTCTAGTTAAATGTTCATAATTAAAATTATTTTCAATATTATAATATAAATTAACTCGATTAGATCTTTCAATTATTAAATCCATATGTTTTTCCTCTGGTGGTGGCAATTTACTACCCCAATCACCAAAATTTTTATTATATAAAAAATGTTTAGACATATTGTTTTTAGCAAAATTTTCTTTTTCTATCCAGGAAAGAAATACCTCTTTAGCGTCATTATAACTATAAACCATTTTTTTCTTTGTTATGTTTACATCAACAAAAAGACTACATTGTTGCTTTACAACATCTCTTATTCCAGCAACAATAAAAGTTTTAGGACTCATGAAAATAGGCCATCCATAATGACCACCAAGATCATGTGTAAGTTTTATCTTTTCTGAAATTGATTCATTGGCTGGTTTTAATACTTTTGAATGATAGAATCTACCACCAGTTTTACATATGTGTAAATGATATATTCTGTTGTATTGATTCATTTACTTATTACTTGTTACTTTATTCTTTATTACCTTTACCCTTATATTCTCCATACTTACCAAGAATTGCTTTAACTGTCCCGTCTTTTCTTAAGCGAACAATCATGCCATCTTTAATTTGTATTGGATTAAATGGGTGCTTAGATCTATATTTACCAGATGATTTACCAGAGGCCATTACCGCTACCACGAACTCTCTTGCTTTGTTTTTCAATAGAATTAAAGGTATCAGCAAATAACGCTTTATCCTTTTCTGCATTCACGATACGACGTGACCATGCAAAGCCAGCATCCCCACCCCATGCTAACCACATTATGTACCCATTGGACGGATTAGATTGATTTGCCCAATCCTTCCCCTTTTTATCTACCTCGTGACGAGAAAAATAAGAATACATTCTTTTAACTGTGCTTAGTGAAAGTGTTTCTCCTCTTGCAAGTTGTCCTGCACGAGTCCATCCTACTGATGTTCCCGCACCTTTTGCTTTACCTTGCTCTTTAAATTTAATTGCTTTACGTGCTGCTGCACGAGCACCTGCTGGTGGTGAGTATCCCTCAGCCTTAGACACTGAATCTGTTTCATAAATCACTGTGTCATCGTCTTCCCAAAGATCGTCTGCCTTTTCTGCGGGAACACAATTTGGAACCATACGTCCATTATCTCCTGGCTTCATTCCACGCTGCACATATCCATCCCAACATGGTGCCTTCTTGTTTACATTAGCACAGCAATCTGATTTCATTTCTCCTGCCTGACAAACTGGACAATCTTCACAACTTACATCTAATTCTTTACACATTGGGCATCCGCATCCCTCGTATGCTTTTTTAACATCATCATCTTCTTCATCATCTTCTTCATCACTCGATGGTCCGCTGGCTATTGACTTATCCATTTCATTGTCTAAAACTATTTGAGGCAAGATCATTACATCTTTTGCTTTTGCACCTACAAAATACTCTGTCTCTTCAAGTTCTCCTTCTTCCATTTCAAATAATTGAATTAAGATAGCAGGATCTTCAGCACTTGCTTCAAGAGAATATTCTGATCCTGGAACTCCAAGCATTCCTTCAGTCATTACATGAACAATACGACCAACATACATTTCTTCTTCATGTGGGGCCATAACCATGTCGCCCTCTTTGACCATTGCCTTGCCTATATTGCCCTCAGAGCGGTTTATAGCATAGATCTGTGCTGCAGCCTCAGAACGAGTTTCGTGGCACCCCATAACCTCTCCTGTGTCTTTTAAGGCAGGGTATCCAGAACATCCATAGGATCCTTTTGCACCAATATGATACGGCATAACAAATAGTATATCATATATTAAGAAACTAATCTGTTGTATGTTCTTATTCTATGACAATTAGCACATACTACCTGACATTTCTCTATTTCCCTCTTTATAGACCTCCAGGAAAAGCCGTCATGAATCATGCGTGAAACATTATATTTTTTGTCTTTAATATGATCAAAGTCTAACACTATTGGGTTATTTTCTCCGCAGTCCACACATCCACTAGACTGCTTTATTTCTGTCAGTCTTTTTTTATAAGCCTGCTTTTGCCTATGAAGTTCTTTGTCAGTCATAGATAAGATAATTATACTGCAAATTATAAATCCCCCGCAGGAAATTCAGGCACGAAGGCCCAGGTTAATAAGATGGTAACTAATCATCCCAAGGTCCTGCGGAGGACTCTTTATATTGTACTACTTAATTTTGGCTATTTGAATTTTGGCAATCTTTAAAGCATTGCCAGATATAGAAGCATATCCTTCTATTTTATTACATTTAGTAACAGCAAAAGTTAAAAAGTCTTTCAGTACCGCAGCCTTTTCTCCAGTATTAACATATGCAATTGCATAAGCAAATGTTGATATATTATAAGAGGTTTTAGATTGGTTAAGATAATTTAATATTGCGGTGCCGTCTTTATTAAATTTAAGATTAGATAAAAATGAAGATGTTGCATTTCTAGTAGCAGCCATAAACCTTCCCGCCTCATTTTCAATAAGCGCACTCTGCATACCTCTTACATAAGATACCTCATTGTAGGCTATAGAGCCAGGAAGGGTAGCCTGAGTAAACGCAATCTGAGTAGATCCATTTACTCCTTGATAATATCCAATATAATCATTTATCTTACCAGGAAAAGACGTAACAAATGTTTTACTGCCTGGTTTAGTCCATATTTCAGGAGCAATTGAGTTTAGATAAGATGTAAAGACTTCAGATGTGCCTGATCCATCAGATCTATACACTACGGTTATTTTAAGTTTTGGTAATTTGGTAGCGTTTAATTTTTGAATTTGTGGATCATTCCACATGGTTATTTGTCCAGCAAATATTTTTGCCAATACTTCTTTAGATAGTTTTAATCTTGTTTTATATTGTGGAAGATTATAGACAACAGCAATTGGTCCCGAAACTAAAGGTACATAAATAAAATCTTCCGTTGGTGTCCTGTCTGCTGCAGAGTATGGCGTGTCTGATATAGCAAAATCTACTAACTTATTATTAAAAAAATTGCGACCTGCTCCAGATCCATTAGGGGTGTATGTTAAAGTATTCCCAGTTTGTTTAGCATACATAACTCGACATTGATCAACAAAATTAGCAGAAAATGTTGATCCAGCACCTTTAAAGGATTCAGCGTTAGCAGCAGGTGTTGTAAAAATACTAACAACAAGTGCTATGAATAAAACAATAGACTTTAATCTCATATACTAATACTATCTTATGATTTATTAATATTGGTTAAAATCAACTTAACAGATAATGAATATTGAGCAGTTTATCCACATGCTCAGGTGGCAGTATGACAATACTGTTACTTACTTGATTTTGATAGTTTTTGGTTTCTTTTCTTCAGGGATGTTTCTTTCCACAATGACGCTAAGAATACCGTCTGCCATTTCAGCACGATCAACCTCCATATACTCTCCAAGAGCAAAGGTGCGTGTGAACTTACGAGTTGCGATACCCTTATGTAGGACGTTAGTTGAGTCCTCTTCGGCTTTCTCACCCTTGATAATTAAACTTCCATTATCCACAGAAACCTCTACCTCGCTCTTGCTAAAACCAGCAATTGCTAAAGATAGTTTGTAAGTATCCTCATCAAGTTTTACCACATCATATGGTGGATAAGATTGACGAGTTGCCTCACGATGGATATTTGAAAGACGGTCCAACTCTCTGTTGAAACCAATAAAAAAAGGATCCTTAAAAAGATCCAATGCAAATGAACTTACCATTATTTCCTCCTTATTAAGCGAGTTCAGTTTTCATACCCCCCTTTGGGCAGGTACTATAATATTATAGCATAAGAAAACGGACCAGTCAAACAACTGGCCCGTAATCTATTTTTATTTACTACTTAGCAGACTTCTTCTTTGGAGCCTTTTTGACTTTTACATCTTTGAGGGCTTCTTCAAGTGCTGAGACAGATGGCATTTTGCCAAAAGCCTTGTCATTTGGATTTGCTGCACGAAGTGCTACTGGTGCAATTGCTGCAACTAGTGAATAAAGCAAGTCCTGTGCTGGTACTCCAGCCATATATAATGCTGCTGCTGCTGCAAGAACTGATCTAGCATACGAGGCAAGCATTGCCTTTGTTTTGTTATCCATTTTTCCTCCTAGGATATGGCCTTAGTTATTACATCATAGCCAAGCCATAATCCTATTATACCAGCAACTCCAGCAAATACTGGCGGGGCTGGAACTGGCAATTTAAAGGCAGCAAATATAACTCCTGCGCCAAATCCAGTAATCGTAGATAATAAAATTTCTTTCATTATTCATTCTCCTTTATCTTATCTATAGGTGTAGGAAGCGTAACCAATGTTCCACAATCTCTACATTCTGCATCTAAAAAATATAACCCTATCTCATAATCTGTTGGGTCAAACTGAATTACAGCCTTAAAAAATACTGATCCACAATTTGGGCACTGTGATGTTGGTATTCCTCTAGCGTCCATTAGGATCTTCTTCTGGAATAAACTTTTTTAACTTTTTATATTCCTCTGATAATATTTTCATGGATTCATAATGAGGATATCCATCTGTTAAAATTCCATACTGATCGAAATAACCAAAATGTATATCTGCGATATCTGTAAACTCTCTTATAGCATTTTGAACTTTTTCAATTTCTTCAAATGCTATATCTCTTGTTTCTGATAAAAATAATATTAAATGATCTTTTTCTGTTTCTTTTTGATCATTGTTAGCAAAAGAATTCTTTTTTATGCCTTCTAAATCTAATAAAGATTGTGAAAGCATAAATATAAGTTCGGTATTTTTATTTTTTAGTCTAATATTTTCTATTACAGCACCAAATATTACAATAATAACAACTATAAAAGTTAATAAATCAAGCATATTTCTCCTCATGTGTAACCCAGTAATACTTACATGTACTACAGCATGGTTGATTATAAATGCTATGCTTGGCATATGCAAATTTTGCATAATACATAGGATCCTTGTCAAATAAACTTGCTTTATGTGTAGTAGTTACACGCATAAGTTTATTACTATCATTCCAAAAAGATGGTGCATTGTCTCCCCAATTATCCCAACACTGATCTTTTAGTCTATTTAGATTGGCTTCATTGTTTTCTGTGCGAATACCTCTAAACTTAGCCTCACGAATCATAGCCTGAACATACTGCCACAGTCCACGCTCATACCCTTTCCACATAAGAACAGCAGGATGATTTCGCCATCCACCAGTAGGCGACTTGCCAGATAAAACATTTAGTATTTGATAGCACTCAAGTATTTGCTTATTAAGACGCTTACTATCAAGCCATTTTGCAGAAGTTAATGCGTTTGCTGATGGTAAAAATGTTTGCATTATTCCTTGCCACCCTCTCTAACTAATAAAACAATTGCTCCGTTATCTTCAAGGGCTTTTTTTACCCTTACCATATATTCTACAGCACGACGTTTGTCTTCGTCAAGTAACGACATAAACGTTTTTTCAGAAGCACGAACAGTAATAAAGGTATCATTATCTATTAAATCTAACTTAAACCCTTTAGGAGCAAAGTGATCAAGCGATCTGAAGGCTTTACGCATAGATTCTGTATACATTATTCCTTATCCAATGTTAATACCTGCCATATGTTAGCCCAATCTTGAGCAGTCTTATGAGAGTTAATATCTTTAGCGATAGCCCCTGATTCTAAATATATACCGCCCCATACTCCCCACTCTTTGCTTGACACCCCAACAGCAAAGCATGTTTTTGCTACTGGACATTGACCACAAAGTTTGTCTATTGCTGGACGTAATGATTCAGACTCTTCATATTTTTCAAAAAATAAATTTGTATCATAATCGATACATGATGCATTATCTTTCCATTTTAGTTTGTGCATTTATAAAACTTTCTGGTATATTCCAGCCATTTCTGCCTAAGTCAAATCTACGAGTCATATACCATTTACCATCAATGTATGCTCCATACTTTGACGTACTACCCTTGTCTGATCTGTACCTGTTTACTACAGACCAACCATCCCAAA